TTTTTCGGCCTCGGCGATCTGCTCGCGCACGCTTTCCAGCACCAGCCGATAGCCGTTGTTGAGCCTGATCCAGTCACCCGCCGCCGCTCCGGCCGCAGCGCCTGCAGCAGTGGTAGCCGCGCCTGCCTGCTGCTGCGCCAATGCCGCCTGGGTGGCCTCATTTCCGGTGGCTTCGAGCGTCTTACGCAGTACCTCGTTGTGCTGCGCCGCCTTCACGAGGCTCTCACGGCTGTCGGCCTCGATGTCCTTGTATGCTTGGCTCAGTCCCTTGAGGTCGCGCGTGACCAGCGCCGCGATGGTCACGCCGATCTTGCGCCCGGTGGCGACCATGCCTTCGCCCAACAGCACGATAGCGGTCTGCGCAACCTCGGCCGCCACCTTGAGTGCCGAGAGTCCACCGGCCTGCCCGATGCGGTCGGACATGTCGGTGAATGCGTTTTTGATGTTGGTGATTTCCTGACTCAGCGTTTGCGCGCCAGGTGCGCCGCCGTACAGGTCGTTCAGGCCCTTTGCCAGCGCAGGGAACAGATCCTCGGCCGTGATCTTTCCTTCCTCCACAAGCTTCATCAGCTCGGCCGTTGTGATGCCCAACCCCTTTGCCGCCGCATTCAGCGCGCCTGGGAGCGCTTCGCCCAGTTGCCCGCGCAGCTCCTCGCTCTGCACCACGCTCTTGCTAGCCATCTGCGACAGCGCCAAAAGTGCATTGGCCGTGTCGGCGCTGCTCTTGCCCGCCTTGCCCATGGCCGCCGCCACGGCTTCAAACACCTGGCGCGTGGGCTCACCCTCCACGGCGGTGCCGCGTGTCGATGCAGCCAGGCCCAAGAAGGCCTTGCCGACCTCGGCCACGTCGGCGCCAATGCGGTTCGCCACGACGCGCACGAACTCCAGCTCTTCTCCCGCCTTGACGGCGTCCTGGGTCACTGCTGTGAGGCCGCTGCGCAACTGCTCCATCTGAGCAGCCGCAGTCACCATTTCGCGGAACGTGAAGGCCGCGCCCAATGCCCCGGCCATTTGCCCCAACAACTGCGAGAGCCCCTGCACACGGGCGCCAAGCTGGTCGGTGGCCGCCGCGTTGGACTTGTGGGCATTTGTCAGGTCGCGTGAGCGCGCTGCGGCCTGGTCGGCGGCAGCGGCCTCAACGCGCAACGCCCTGGCATAGTTCTCGGCCGCACGCAGCTCGTTGGCCTGGGCCTGCGTCAGCGGGCCGATGGCAGCAAGCTCTTCGCGCCGGGCATCGGCCGCCTGCTGCACAGCAGCAGCTTCGGCCCGCTTGGCGCGCGCCACCAGGGCGAGTTGCTCGGCCTCGATTTGGCGCAGGGCGTTGCCTGCACGGGTGGCTGCAGCCTCATCGCCCTTGGCCTGAGCCGCCTGCAGGAGCGCCTGCTGCTCTGCGCGAGTTGCTTCCAGATGCTGGCGCCGCAGCTCGATCTCGCTTTGCGCTACCTGCAGCCCGCTCTTGACGGCGGCCGTCTTGGCGTCCACTTCCTTGCGCAGGTCGGCCAGCTCGCTGCCGGCCTGGTCGGCCGCGCGGCCCACGTCCTGTACGCCCTTGCTGGCGGCCTGCGTGCTGGCGCCGAGTGCGCGGGCATCGTCACCGGCCTCGGACTCTGCGGCGGCCAACTGTTGAACACTGCCACGGGTCTGCTGCGCAGACCGGCCCAGCTCCGCTACCGCTGCGGCCACCGTGTCAGTGCCAGTGCCCAGCTTATCGAGCGCAGCGCCAGCAGCCGCACTGGCTGCACTCAGCTCACGTGCACTGGCTTCGGCCGCAGTTTCCGCAGCATTCAACGCCTCCACATCAGTGCTGGATTGCTGCGCCGCGTCGCCAATCTTGTCGATGTCATCGGTCAGCCCGGCAACCGCATCACGGCCCTTTACACTGACGCTCAGTTCCGTGCTGATCTTCTTATCCGCCATGTTTTCCCCATATGCGGACTTGCCGCGCATGGACCGACTGTCTCGCGCGAAGCACAAATAAATAAGGCCGACAGATGTCGGCCTTTGTGTTGGTGATGGTGGCTTTTAGATCTTGCGCACCCGGTAGTACTTGCTGATCCCTTCGCCGTTCTTTGTGACGTCCTTGAGCACCGCGCCCGACACGGGCAGGCTGGCAAACCCCTTGTCGGCCAGCAGGCCGATGCTCGATGCCACCCCCTGGCTGGCGCGCCAGATTTCCACGATGCAGGGCTTGCCATCGTCGGCTTCGTTCAGCCCCTCGAAGATCAGCTCCAGTTCCTTGGCCTTGGTGGTCAGGGCTTCGATCACGGCGTAGCTGGCGTACTCGTAATCGACGGTGACATCCTCATCGTCGGCCAGGCCCGCCGCATCCGGGAACACGAACACACCGGCAGCACGTGCCTCCCAGTTGCCCGCCGCAGGCACCTCGGTGCCCACTGTCGGGTACTGGTAGCTGATCCAGAAGCCCTTGCCGTTTGTCACGCCCGGGGCAGCGGCATCCACATGCACGCCTGCAGCGTCCCATGTGTAGTTGCCAGCCGCTGTCAGGGGCGTGGCCGTGGCAACGCTGTCGCCCACACGAATGGTCACGTTGGTGGCAAGCCCAGGGTTATCCAGCGCAATGGTGTCCCCCTTGCTCACGTTCAGGTGCTCCTCGTCCGTCGCCGTCGCGGTACTTGCGCCGGAGCCCTTGCGCACCACCACGTTCACGGGGGCAATGTGCGCCGTGCGCAAGATGCCGCCGCGCGTCACCTTGTGGGCTTCGCCCGCCACGGTGCCGCCCTCCACGCCGGTCACCGTGCCCAGCGAGGAGCGGGCCAGGTTGATCACGTTGAGGTCGGCCAGCTTCATCTTGATTTCGACATCGGTCACGCGGCGCATCTCGGCATGCACGCCGCCGCCGAGCTGCGTCATGTCAGGCTGGGTCTGCACATCTTCCTTGTGCGACAGCTCCAGCTCCAGCACGTTGCCGATGGGCATGGGCGCGGTAGTGGCGCCGCGTTCGCGGGCGTACACATGGCCCACCATGGCGGCGGGTGCGAATGTGCGTTTGATGATGGCTTCAGAAGACATCGTTCATTCCTTCTTTTCGGGGGTGGATACAACACCCACGGCGCGCAGCCAGCGGGCGGTTTCGGGGTGCACATCGATCTCGGTGCCGGACGCACGCAAGACGCCCAGGTGCTTGTGCTCATGCGCCAGGCACACACGCTCCAGGGGCGGTGGCGCGGGCGGCTTCCTGCGTGGGCGGGCGGTTTTTGTGGTCACGGCTTCCTCCATTCGGCCCAGTTGCGGGTCTTGAGCTGCAGCACGGCGCTATGGCACAACGCACCGGCAAACCACACCGGCCCAGCACTCACCACCTGCAGGCCGCGTTCCTCGGCCGTGCTGGCCCCCAGCAGGCCGGGCAGACCCAGGTTTCCGGCCAGGCGCGCGGCATCGCGCATGCGCTCGACCAGGTCGTCAAAGATCAGCTCGCTGTCCAGCGCGCCGTTGAACGAGAGGTAGCCACGCATCTGCCAGGTGTGCTCGTTCAGGATGCGGCCGTTGTCGTTGACCTCGGAGGTGGCTGTGCGCCGCAGGTACCAGCCCCGGATATGCGCATCGGCCCCAAACCCATCGGTGGCCGGGTCGGTGTGCCGGTACTGGTAGGCTGCTTTAAACCCCCGGTCATCGGACGCATAGCGCTCGCACGGGTGCACCTGGCCCACGGCGGGCACGGCGCGCAGCAGGGCCACCAGGGCCTCGCGGGTGGCGGCCAGGGTGTTGGGCATCGTCATGCACTGCCTCCTGCCAGGTACGCGGCCACCTTGGCCGCACCTTGCTCGAACAAGGCGAGGATCTGCCCCTCGGTGGCCGATGCAGCACGCGCCATGGGGTACTGCGCTGGCGTGCCCTCGCGGGCGATCTTGCGCGCAACCAGGAACGCCACGCTCTTGACCTGCTTGGGTTCGCGGATGCCGAGCACGGCCTTGACCCAAGGCTCCAACGCCTGGGCAGGCGGCATGTGCGGCCTGGTGCCCAGCTCAACAAACAACGCACTGGGCTGGCTGCTGCCCACCACGCCCAGCACCCCTGCAGGCGTGCTGGCAACGTCGCTCGTGATGCTGGCGGCGGTAATGTCAGAAGCCCCACGCGGCAGGCGCTCCTGCCACTCGCGCTGCAAGAGCAAGGTGGCTTCGGTCATGGCCACGCGCAGCACCTGGTCGGTGTAGGCGGGCGCAGCGCGCAGCCCTTGGCCATAAGCGCGCAGGTCACCCAGGCTGATGGACAGCTCCATCACACACCCCTTCGCACCAGGCCGTGGCGCGGGTTGCGCCGGGGCCAGCTCACCACGCCCGAAGCCGCCGCCAGGCCGGTGCCCGCCGCTGCGCTGAAAGGGTCTGCCTGGCCCGTCCCCTGGTAGTAGGCCGTGCGGTATTCCTTGGCGCGCAGCGCGTAGGCTCGGGCGCGGCTTTCAACACGCGCCGCATCCACAGCCAGGGTGGAGTCCCGGTCGCTGCTGTAGAGCGTGGCAAGCCGCTGGCACAGCAGGTAGGCCGCGTACTGCGCCACCGGCAGGCGATGCGCCTGCGGCACGCCTGCACCGGGCAGCGGCGCCAGGTCTGCGTCGTAGCGCACCAGCGCCTCGGCGATGGCACGTTCGCGCACGTCGGTAGCAACGGCGTCATCCTGGTCGGGCACCAGGTCGCTCAGGAGCTGCTGGATATCGGCGAGTGCCATGGTTCAGGCCACCACGGCCTTGGTGAAGGCGCGGTAGTCGGTGACCGCGCCGCCGTAGATGTGGCGCAGCTTGTAGGTCAGCTTGTCGGCCGCGAACATGGAGCCTACGGTGGGCGAGTCCTGCACGAACAACTCAGGCTCCTGCTGGCCGTCTAGGAAGCCGATCTCGATGCCGGGGATGTCGGCCGGGTCGGCGGCGGTGCACCAGTCGTTCGGGTCCATCCAGTACCACACGGGGATGATGTTCATCGTCAGCGACTGGATGAACGTCTTCTCGTTGTTGGTGGACAGTTTGAACAGATCGACGGCCGTCTCCTGCAGCTCCACAGGCACGATCAGGCGCGAGGGCGTGATGCCGATGCGGTCGTTGCTCGAAAGCTCGGTCTGCTTGAGCATCGCCAGGCGGTGTGCAGCCAAGGCCGCCTTGTCCAGCGCGGCCGTGAACAGGTTGGCGTGGTCAACGTGAAACAGCGCCTTGGTGTCGTAGATCACCGGATTCGTGCGCAGGAAGTCGAACACGAACTTGGCGAGCGTGCGCTTGGCGGCGCGCGAGAGCTTCGTGGGGATGCGGCGAATCACGCCCACGTCGTCGTTTTTGATCATCTCCAGCGTCACGTCTTCGGTGCCGCCTTTCTTGCCCGCCTTGTACGTGGCCTCTTCGTCGCCAGGGCTGCTCAGAGGCTGGTAGTCGGCGCCCTCGGCCACCGTGGGCAGGTCGCCGTAGCCGCCCCAGCGCGTGCGGTGCTGCATGCGAAAGTCCGAGAGCGGCACAACGTTGACGATCTGGCGCCAGCCGTCGAAGTCCACCGCTGCGCGGTACTCGGCCAGCATGCGGCGTGTCACGCTGTCGCCCAGCACTTCGCTCAGGGTCGAACTGCCCATGGATTCGGCCAGGCGCGACTGGTCGCATTCGCGCAGGCGGCCTGTGACCAGGCGGTCGCCGGTCATCTCGACATAGCACTCCTTGAAGGACTGCACGCGGCCGTGGTCCTTGTGCGCCGGGTCCCAGAAGGCATCCAGCATGTCGCGCATGGTCAGGCTGCGGTCGCCCACCGTGATGGCGCCATTGCCGAACATGGGCACGCGCACGGTGCCGCTCTCGGTCAAGCGCGCCACGTAGCCACCCTCGGCCGTGATCAGCTCGCCCACGGCGGCCTCGGTCAGGCGGTCGGCGCCAGCGGTAGCGATCTGCGAAAGCAGGCGCTCCTTGGACGGCGCGGGCAGCTTGGCCGCACCGATGCGCTCGCGGGCTGCGGCGCGCAGTTCGAACACGGCCAGGTCAGCGCGTGTCAGTGGCGCGTCCTGGGCTTCGGCCACGCGCTGCGTGCCAGGCTCGGGCAGCAGCGAGCCGCAGACGGATTCGTGCACGCGCACGAGGTCGTCATCGCTGATGGTGTCCACGTTGATCGTGGCGTGCTTCGCCGGGTCTTTGGCCTTGATGGCCTCCAGCATGCGTTGCTTCCAGAGAGGCATTTCGCTTCCTTCGTTGGTAGTGGTGGGATCGGCGGCGGCTTCGGTGAGACGATCCAGGCCGCCGCCAGCGCCCGGCTCGACGATCAGGTCAACGGAGATCACCTTGGTGAACTTCACGGCCTCGGTAAGGCGTTCCTTGCCCACCTGGCGTGGCTTGGTGCGCGCGAAGGCATCGATGGACAGGCCCAGCAGGCTCTGCATGCCGCGCTTGACGGCCTCGACCATCTTTGTGACGGCCGCATCGGTGGGGTCGATAGCCCGGAAGGTGCCCACGAGTGCACCCGTGTCAGTGGCCTTGCCCTCGACAAAGCGCACGCCGTAGATGCCACCGATCAGGTTGCGCACGTCCTTGCCTTTGCCTGCGATGTGGTCTGCATCGCTCTTGGCGAACACACGCACGCCCTCGAACTGGGGCACAGCTTCGCGCAGCGTGGCGTCGGGGTAGTAGTTGCGGTTGCCGCTGCGGCCCGCCTTGACGATGGTGACCTCAATGGCCCCATCGGCCGCCTCGCGGAACACCACCGAACCATCGGCCGCTACGGCTTCGCGCACGGCAGCCGCCACGGTGCTGGACGCACCAGCGGGGACGGTGGAGGCACTGCCCACGGGCGCATAGTCCGCCACCACCTCGGCCGCGTCGCCCAGCGCCACGGTGTTGTCGGCGGCCACGGTGTAGGCGTAGCTGTACAGGCGCCCCTTGAACGCCACGACCACACGGTCGGGCCAGATGCCGCGCACGTCCACGTAGTAGTCGCCATTGGCCGACAGGCGCAGCTTGTCGCGCACGGCCTGGCGCACCAGGTCGATGAGCTGGCCGTACTCGGTGGTCACCGCCTCGGTCATGCGCGCGTAGCCGGTGCCAGCGGGGATGAGCTTGATGGGCATGGCCGCTTACTCGTCCTGGCCCAGGCTGGAGAGCTTCTGTCCGTCGCGCGTCACGACGACGACGTGCGTGCCGTAGTCGCGCACGGCGAGAACTTCATCGGCCTTGATGGGGATGCGCTTTTCGCGGGGCGCCTTGGCGGGCTTGCCGTCCTCGCCCTTTACGTCCGCGAACTCGACCACCTTGCGCTGTACGCGCTTGGCGGCCTCTGCGAAGGTCTGTTCTTGGGACTTGGCCTTGTCGGCCGCGTCCTGCTTTGTCGGGTCGGGCATGCATCACTCCATCCAGGTATGCCGCGAGGCGGCGTTGCGATGGAGTGACTGTGCCGATGGGGGTACAAATAACTAAGGCCGACATGGGTCGGCCTCGGATGGCGGGAGAGGGTTATCAGGCTACCACGCGAGCTTCGGTGGTGGCGGATTCACCGGAATCGGGCGACACTTCCAGGCCACGCCAACCGAGGAGCTACGTACATGGATGACAAGCACGCCAACGACGACCAGCAAACCAAGGAACTGGATCAGCAGTACGCGCTTTTCAGGCTATGGCTTATATCGCCCCAGGCGCAGGTCAATCCACACCTCGGCCCAGAGGCTATGATCGAGGAAGCGATGTGGATGGCCTGGAAGGAAGGGTACCGCTATGGCAAGCACCAGAAGAACCCGGCGCGAACCAAGTAGCAACCCAATGCATTTAAACCCAATTTAAATCGCCCGCCAAGCCCGCCCGGCGCGCATGCCAAGGGGGTAGGCGCCTCAAGGGCGCCTAATGCGCCAGAGCGGCCTCTTTTTCAGTCTCCTTCTGGATCACTGCTTCGCCCTCGCGCCGCCCCCCGGCTTTTTTCGCGGCCTGGTCGAGCGCCGCCTTGCGGCCATCGAGCTTCAGCTCCAGCTCGCTGAACGGCTTGGCCCCCGGTGTCATCACCTTCCAGTGCTTCATCCAGGGCAGGCTGATGCACCCGCAGTGGATCACCTGCTCGGGCGGGGCCTTCGGGTCGTGCGGGCACTGCATCAGATCCATGCCGCCCCCTGGGTTCGGTACCTTGAAGGGTTTGCCTACCTCCACCACCCGGCCGTCCATCAGGTCGTGGTTCCAGCGGCTGTGAATCTTGCCGCTGCGCCGCCACTGCTTGCACAGGCCGGGCACCAGCTCTGCGGCTTGCTCCAGGCGCCCGTTGGCCGCCATGGCAAAGGCCCGGCTCACTTCGGTGTGGACGATGGCCGTGGCACGCCGGGGCGACTCGCCCTCCAGCAGCGCCTGCACCTGCTTGATGGCAGCGAACGGCGTTTGCCCGCCGATGGTGACCAGGCCGAGCTGGCGGCCGATCTTGCGCAATGCCTCCTGCCCCACGTCTTTCAGGCGCAGCGTGCCGAACGCCTTCATCTGCTTGAGCACGCCCACGTCGAGCTGCGCCAGGCGCAGTTCCACGGCCTGGCCGATCAGGGCCAGGGGCTTGTCGATGATGTCCTCGCCCGCGCGCCAGGCGCCATCCATGCGCAGCCCGAACAGCACCCCCGCCTTGCCGGAGGCCCCTTCCAGCACGTCCTCGATCTGGCCCAGCAGGCGCGAGAGCTGCCACTGCTGCCAGTCGCTGGGCAGGCCCGCCAGCGTGGCCAGGATCTGGGTGCGCGCGTCCTTGAGGATCTGCAGCACCTCGGTCTGCCCGGCCAGCAGGTCGCGCGCGCGCTCGCGCAGGCGCCGGGCCAGTTCGGCCTCGAAAGCCTTGTCGGGCTTGCCCTGGGGGTCAGTCTTTTTGGGCATCGGCAGCGGCATCGGCAGCGCCTGCTGGCAGTTGGAATACATCCTCGGCCGCACGTTCGGCCTTGCGCTGGGCAGCTTCGGCACGGGCCGCAGCCAGCTCGGTCTTGGCGTCAAAGTCCTGGCCGAAGCGCTGGGCCACGTCGGCGATGATCTTGAGGGCTGTTTCCTCGGTGAGCAGCCCGGCCTCGATCATCTGGATCACGGCAGCGGTCACCGCCTGCATGGCGCTGGCGAATTTGGTGATGTCGCGGTTGAGCAGTTCGGGGAAGACGGCCGTCACCTGCCATTTGTCATTCGCCCAGTTGGGCTTTTCGTCACGGGTGCGCGCGGCGCACCAGAGCACGTAGCGGCCGATCTCCTCCAGCATGCGCTTTAAAAAGCCCTGGCGCATGCTGTACATCTTGAAAGTCGGCTCGCCCATCTCGCTGGCGGCGGCGCGGTTGACGTCGCCCCCGCCGCCGAACCAGTGCTCGGGCACCGTGGCACCGCCCAGCACGTGGTTGCGCAGCAGCCGGGCGCTCTGGCTGGTGTCGGCCGCCTGCAGGCCGGGCGTCTTGGGCTCCAGCTTGACCTGGTCGTTGTGCACGAACACGCTGTTGGGGCCGGGCGGCACGAATTCCTTCTCGTACTTCTTGACCGCGGCATCGTCGGCGCCCGTCATGGTGATGTCCCAGACGAAGCGCCGCAGGTAGTCGATGCGGTCCAGCTCCGAGAACAGGAAATCGTCGTAGGCGTCCAGCCAGTCCATCTGCCCCAGCAGGTCGGAGCGGCCCCGGCTGCCGTTGGGAAACTTGTTGAGCTGGAACAGCAGCACCTCGCCATCGCCGAAGTCTTCGGCGCGGATGCGCTGGGTGCGCTCGCTGAACAGCTCCGCATCCTCGCCCAGCACGATCACGCGGTACTTGTACTGCCGCCCCCGGTTGTCGCGCTTGGTGACCACGCCGATGGGCTGCTCGGGGTTGTCGGGGTCGTTGACCACCGTGGCGATCTGGCGCGGGTCCAGGTAGCCCAGGCGCACGAAGCCATCGCCGTCGCGCACGTTGGCGATGTAGCACTGCTCGCCCAGCAGCCCCAGGGCGCGCACGCGCTGCTCCAGCTTCATGGGCCAGTTGTTGATGGGGTCGGACCAGAAGGCGTTGAGCTGCGCCTGGTGCTCGTCATCCACGCACTGCAGCGCCACGCCCTCGGCCAGCAGGTAGGCCAGCGGCAGCTCCACCAGGCGGTTGGCAAGCAGGTTGCTCTGCCACAGGTACTCGGCGAGCTTCTGCATGCGATCCTGGGCCATGGGCTCCAGGTCGCGCTCGTTCATGCTCGCCAGGCCGTCGCCCGAGAGGCGGCGCCAGCCCGCATCGTCGTCGCGGTCGCCCTGGGCTGCTGCGGCCTCGCGCACGGGCTGGGGCGCGGGTGAGGGCACGGGTGCGGCATCGGCGGCATGGACGTAGCCCACGGCCTCCAGCAGTCTTTTAAAGACTCCCATGGGTCAGCCCTCCGCGTCCAGCTCTGCGCCCACCAGAGCCATGGCCATGAGGCCGTGGTCGTTGTGCGCCTTGACGACTTCACGCAGTTTGGCGGCGGCCAGCTCCACGCCCTGGCGGTCGGCGTCGGGTAGGGCATAGATGGCGCCACGGATCACGAGCAGTAGTTGTTGTGCTTCGGTCATGAGGGTCTCCGGAACATGCGCGCGGCCTGGCGCGCGTAGCGCTCTCGCGCGGTCTTGGGTTGGTGGGTATTGCCGCCCTGGGCCGCCGCAGCGATGCCGCCTGTCACGCACAGCATCCAGAGCATCTGCACCATGTCGGGGCCGTCGTCGTGGTCGGCCTTGGGGAAGTGGCGGAATTGGTCGATTAGCGTGGTCTGGCTGCTGTGCAGCCGGATCAGGCCGTTGTGCATGTGCGGCTGTAGGCTCTCGATGCGCAGCAGCTTGTCGCTGATCGGAATCAGCGCGCGGGCGGGCACAGGCACGCCCAGCAGCGCGCTGCGCTTGACCAGCTCGGTGCGCAGGAATTCCTGGAACTGCACGCTCTCGAAGCCCCAGACGATGCAGCAGTACTCGCGCTGCATCTCGATCACGTCGCTGATGATGCGGTCGGGCACGCGCTTCTTGATGGCCGCCTCCACCACGTCCATCACGCCCGTCTCGCGGTTGTAGCCGCCCACGCCGATGGCGCTGGGGTCGCGGCTGTTGCCCGCCTTGCCCAGGCTGGGGTCGCACGCGCCGTAGAAAATCCACTCGGCCAGGCGGTTGACCCAGAAGCGGATGGAGTTCGCAAAAGGCGCGTCGTCGCCCGCCACCGGGTCGTTCTGCTGCTCGCTGTCGAACGCGGCATGGCCTTCACGCGCGCGGCGGATCATGAGCTTGACCAGGGGGCGCAGCGCAGGCCAGCTCACCTGGGCGCCCTTGTCCATCTCGGCTTGGCTGGAGTGATACAGCGCCATGGCTGCGGCCTCGCCCTTCTGCGGGTTCTCGCCACCCAGCAGCAGGCCCTCGAACTGCTCCCACAGATCCATGCGGTCAGGCCATTGCAGGATGGCTTTAAAGACCTTGTGGTTCCACAGCGGGTTCTTCAGGAAGCGGGCAAGCACGCTGTCGTAGTGCAGCACCGTGCCGATCAGGATGGCGTGCATGGAGTCATCAGGCGGGCCGAGCGAGAGCACGCTTTTCGTGACGAACGCCTGCAGCTTGTCGCGCTGCGCGGGCGTGTTCACGTTCTCATCGTTCTCGATGTCATCCATGATCGCCAGTTGCGGGCGATAGGCGCCATGGCGGCGGCCCCGGATTTTCTTGCTGCTGCCAAACCCTTCGATCTTGCGGCCGTTGGCCGTGACGATCACGCCCGCGCGCCAGACCTTGCCCTGGCCTGCCGCTTCGGGGAAGTCGCTGGCGATGCGCGGGTTGGCCTCCAGCTCGGCCTTGATGGCTTCGAGCATCTCGGCGGCCTGCTCGAAGGCATCCATGATGATGACGATGTACCAAAGCCACCCGGTGACCACGCACCAGGTCACAAAGGACATGCTCACCTTCGTGGACTTGGCCTCGCCGCGAGGGGCTGCAGTTGCATCCCGTTGCCCGGAGCTGCTGTTGATGATCTCGGGCAGGCGCTGGTACAGGTACTTGTGCAGCTCGCTGGGCTCGGCCTTTCCATAGTGGGGAAAGTAGTGGCGATCCCAGTACTCGAAGCCGCTCACCGGGTCGCAGACCAGGCGGCGGCGCTCGGCGATGGCCTCGGGCGACACGTCCCAACCATCCATGTCGGCGTCGATCTGGCGGCGCAGATCGTCGGCCAGGGCGGCGAGGCCAGCGAGGAAATCCTTGGTGCTCTTCGCCATATCAGTGTTCCGGGCTGGTGCCCTTTAGGGGATATGGCCCAGCCTCATTGCCCAGCACGGCCACGGGGCCACAGGCATGGAGCTGTGCCGAGAACTGAGCCTCAGCTTCGCGCCGCGTGTCATCGCTGCCCATGGCGCAGCCAAAGCAAATGGCCGCACCACCCTTGCCGTAGGGCCGGGTTTCCTTTTCTTCACCACAGGTTGCACAGCGCATGACTAACGCACCTTCGCCAGCTCTTCGCCAAACGGCTCCAGCATCTCGGCCAGGGCGGCCAGGTGCTGCGGATACTTCGCCTTGGCGAACGTCACGAAGCGCTGCAGCACGTCGATCTGCACCGCCTGGCGGTCCAGCTCGGGGTTGAGGCGCTTGAAGCTCGCCATGGTCTTGTTGAAGCTGTCGCTCATGCTGGCGAGGGTCTCGGCGCGATCCCGCGGCCCCATGCCTTCGGTGTCGCGCAGCAAGTCCATGGTGGCCTGGTGCTGCACCAGGTAGTCTTCGAGCAGCTTCTTGCCCAGGCTGGCGAAGTTGTCGTCGCCCAGGGCCACGGCGGCGCGCACAGTGTCCCAGTCGTCGCCCTTGTCCGCGGCCTCCTGCTTCCAGCGGTTGCCCGTGCTGCGCGGCACGCCCAGCTTCTTGCAGGCGGTCTCCATCGGCAGGCGCTGGAAAACGTACAGGCCCCGGAGCTGCGTGCGTTTTTCGCCTGGGTGTGCCATCAGTTCCCCAGGCCAGGGCCGCCGCCGCGCACGAACTGCTTGATGCCTTCCACGATCAGCGCCGTGCCCACGGCAACCGCGCCGCCCGACACGGCGCCTGCCACGGCGGCCTTCTTCTCGACTTCGCGCAGGCGCGTGTCGAGCCCGTTGTAGTGCTCTTCCATGCGCTGCTCCATCCGGTCCATGCGCCGGTTTTGCTGGTCCTGGCCGTCCTTCAAGGACTGCACCATGCCGTGGATCTGGCCGAGCAGCAGCAGCTCTTGCTTGCGGTCTTGGTTCTGTTCGCTCATGGTTGTTGGCGGAGGTTTAAGAAGTCGATCAGTGCCCGAAAGCGCTGCCGGTCGTCGGCGCAGGCTTTGGCGTTGGCGCGGTGGTTGGCCCAGGCGTCGTCGAGCGAGAGGCCGGAGTCCTCGGCACAAGCAGCGTCGGCGCCATCGGCGGCACCAGCAACGCCGCAGGCACCTGCAGGGGCGTCGGTGCCGGTGAGGGCGCCGTTCCACATGCGGACAGCAGCGAGACTGAGAGCAGGGCCACGGTCCAGCAGATCAGCGCAAGCCCCCGGCGCGTCAGCAGGCGCAGCAGAGGCGACTGCGTGCGCCACAGCAGGACGCACAGCCACAAGGGGAGCGCGACGGCGCAGGTCGTTGTAAACAGCATCGAGAGCGGCATAGCGTTCTTCCTGGTCGAGGTGTTCGGTGAGGTAG